GTAGAAGCAATACTTAAAGCTCCTTGAAGTAATTCTGTATCTTCTTCTGTATATAAATATGTTGCTGCATCTCCTGCTGCATCTCCAGTTGGAGAGTTAGCTCCATCATCAATAATTTTTTCTGCATTATCTAAAGCATCTTTAACTCTTGCAAGTTGAGAATCATTTGTTAGAAATGTATCTTCATCTCCAAATACTGAATCTGTTGCAGATAAAAAACTACCTGCTGCTACAGCAGCTTGATCTACTGCATCTTTTATAAGCCCTAAAGCTGTTGTTATGTCTGAATTGCCATGGAGAGAACCCATAGCATTTTGAAGAGATCTTATAGCTGCATATAAGCCTACAAGATATTCATATTCTGTTGGGAAGTTTTCAATATTAGAACCAGTATTATTATAAGTATCACTATGAGCTATACCTATATCATAATGAACTTGAGTAACTACTAAATCATTATTTCCTGTTTCAGAAGCTTGTGGAACTGAATAAATGAGTCCATCTAATTCATAATAAGCTGGATTATATTTTGATCTATAATGAATGCTATCTGGATCTGTAGCTAAATATCTTAAATCTGGAGAAATCTTAGTACATCTTCTAAGAATTGTAGTGCTGTCATGTTCTCTTGCAACAGATGATATTTCACCTGTTATAGTAACACTTGCATCTGAAGAACCTGTAGAGTTGGTAGTTTTGCAGAATTTGGGAAGCTCATCAGGTCTTAACTTAATAATCCTATTAACTACATCTTTAATTCCATCTTTCAAAAATTCTGAAAGTTGAGATTCAACTGGAGTAGTACCAGAATCACTAATTGTTAAACCTGTTAAAGCTGTTATATGATCTTTAAAATCTGCCAAATTTCCTCCCTCTCTAAGCCTTGACTAAGCGTGAATGAGTTGTTATTAGTAACATATGTGTTACTAAGGTAGAGTAGCCCAAGAATCAAAGGAAACCCTTGAGCTACCCTAAGTTATTTATCCTACATCATCGAAATGATTTACTTCCTCTGCAAAAGCAGTAAAGAACCAAGAAGTACCATCAGTAAAACATTCTAAAGAATCTTGCACTAATGAGTCTGCCTTTATAACTACTCCGTCTTGTGCAGCTGCAAGACCTCCATCCTCACCATCACCACCTGGAATTTCTTTCAACAAAACACTGTTAGCGTCACCAGTAGTCCCCCCTGCAGAAGTTAAACCATGAGCCATAATATGCACATCATTTCCACCATTAACCTGAACTATAAATTTACAATTCCAGCCTGCTATTTCAGTAGAAAGTTTTGGGAGATTCATAGTAAATGCAGTAGTGTTATCTACCATAAAATACTTCCCAGAATCGTTTCTATCAAGCTGTTTAGCTTCTGTTATAGTCTCAACTACTTGGTATCCATGCGAAGGATGTGTACCTATTATTCCATTAGCCATAAGTTACTCCTTTCTTAAGATGGTTTGCATACTATAGTAACATAGCATTCAGCAGCTGTTCCATTTTCACCACCAATATCTAAATGCAGATAGTCACCTGCTGCTAAAATATTATTAGAAGAAGGTGATATTGAATCTATATCAGCAGCTGCACTTCCAGATTGAGTAATTGTAATAGTTCCTAAAGTTCCTTGTGCACTTTTTACTGCAATTGTTTCATCAGCTGTTGTTAAAGCTTGATTAATACATGAATATACAGTAGTAATTTCACAAGCTTTAGGTACAACTAAATAAACATCATTAGTAGTTGCAGTTCCTAATACACATTGAACAGTAAGAAACTCTCCACTATCTTGAAAGCTATCAAACTTATTTTGTCCGTACATTGGATTAGCCATATGATACCTCCTTAAGTCCAGATAGCATGAGATTCAGGCATTGTCCATTCCATCCCAGCTTCTGTTAAGATTAAATCAACTCTTCTATCCACACCAGAGTTTTCAAGTGTTTGTACACCAACATACACTGAGGTGTCTCTGTTTACTCCATTACCAACTAAAGGTCTATACTTACAGTTCTTCATGTTGATACCAAGCATTTTAACTTGTGTTCCATCTAAGTGAATATTTCTAACAACATTCATATCTCCAAAAGGAGTTGTAATGTTAGTAGCATCTAATCCTAAGACTTTCTTTCTACCTGTTATTGCTAAGTCAGCACTAAAGTTAGAGTTAATATTAAGATTATTACTAAAGTATCCACCAAGTTTATGCAACCAGTTGTAAACTGCTGTATTAACAAAAAATACTGTAGCTTTAGAATTGTTGTATCTTGGATCAATATAACTTGATAAATCATCTAAGAAGTCATCAGCTGTTTTAGTAGCTGTTGCTAAGCTAAATGTATTACCATAGTTTAAGATAAAATCTACAGCACCTTGAGTGTATTGAACATTTCCATGAGTTCCTTGAGAGCCAAATAATAAAGATTGCTCCATATCATATTTATGCTCAATAAGTTTATCTTTCCATACTCTTGCCCACTCATTAGGCTCATACTTAAGAACAGTTGCTCTTGCAGTATTTGTCATAGCCATTGAAGTTTTCCAGATTTGAGTTAAACCAAAACCTGTTGAGTAAGGTTGGTCTTTCCAAGTTTCAGGATAACCAGAACCTTCTTCATGAGCTGTTCCAACTACATATGTTCTTTCACCTTCAAGAGAACTACTAATGATTTCATCATATACTTGAGTATCAACATCATCACCTGTCCATCCTGCAAGATAAGCAGAACCTGATACTGTAGGTATTCTTATGACTGTACCTTCAACCATCACACATTCTCTACTATCTTTAGTAAGACCATCTGTAACAGCAGTTACCTTAACAAGCATATGATCTGCTTGAGCTCCACCACCATCTGTAGTAGATAAAGGAACTTTAATTACTTGTCCTGCTAAAAAGAAAGAAGGTCTTGTTCCTGATGCACCAACTGCAACTGCATTTGTAGATTGTCCATATACATTCTGTATATTACCAGAAGATTTATAATCTCCAGCCATAAACAATCTAACTGTATCTGTACCAGCTGTCATTGAATTTGGAGCATTACCACCTACATAAGATGTAATATCAGCATCACCACCAGTACCACCTACTACTTCAGTACCATCAGCTTCTACCCATCCTGTAACATATGCATATCTTTTATGCCATGAACCACGCTTTTCAGTAAATTTGAAAGATGGATCATCTGTTGGTTTCTTTCCTACTTTAGAAACAAATCTAAAGAAAGGATCTTGAGCTATTGCAAGCTCACTTACTTGGTCTCCGAAATTAAACTTTCTCCTTAAGTCTCCAGTATCTTTAGATGTACCATCAGACCATGTTGCTGTATCTGCAACTGTAAGATCAGTATTCGGAGTTATGACACTTAAATAATCAGACATAACTGACTCCTATTTTAAAATCAAAAATAAGTTCAGTAATCTTTGAGGATTAACCGAACAGGTTTTCTGCTCCTTCATCCATCCCCTTCAAGATGTCAAAAACTGCATCATCTGGAGATTTGCTGTCTGGAGCACTATTTGCATTACTCGCACTCATAGGTATGTTGCGAACTGCCTTCATCTGATTTAACATCTCTTGTTTAGTGTTATTAGCAACATTAGTAGCTGCTTGCTCTTTATTCATAAGATAGTAAATATCATCCATTGTAAGCTCTCTTTGAGAAGCCCAGGTTTGCATTTCCTGCAGCTGGGTTTCATTCATTCCAGTTCTTTTTACAAAATCTTGTATTTGTCTCTGTTTTTTCATTTCAGCGACAGCTACTTGATTTTGTTGCTGTTGAGCTTGTAATTTCTGATTTACTTTCTTGTCTGCTTCAGAGTTTATCATTTGCTTTAATGCTTTAGCAGAATCAGATTTAGGATCTGTTACTGCCTCTTGTGCATCAAACACAAAGTCTTCACCAAACTGAGTAGTCAAATCAGATTGACCACTTATATGATTCCTTAAAACTTCTACTGAAGTAGGATCATTTCTAAGGTGCTCTATCAAAGGTCGAAACTTAGTCAGTTCTTGAACTCCATTGAGTTCTGCTTTGAGTCTTTGAGCCTCTCGACTGGAACCAGCATATCTTTCTTTTAAAGTTTCTGCTTCACTTTTCCAGTCAATATTCTCATTGCCAGTAGATGCAGGGGTCTGTTGTTGAGTTACCTGTTCTGTATCTGGTTGAGTGGACTCATCATCATGAATCTGTCCATTTACTTGTTGTTCTAAACTATCAAAAAAAGTATCAGAGCCTGTATCTTGAGCATCGCCTTGCAATACTTCTTCAATTCCAGGGTTACTGTTCTTTTCTGTGTCCATTTATTACTCCTAATTTATTCTTTTTTTTGGTTTCGTTGCAAATCTTTTTGTGCATTTACAACAATATTTTTTAAATCATCTCTTAAAACTTTTTTATTATACTCAGTATCAGACTTTAAAACCTTCCTTAAAAGCTTTTGTTCTGCTTCTGTTTCAAGATATTCTTTATCAGATCTTGTTTTATTATCAAATTTCTTTTTAGCAATTTCAACTTCAGCTTGACGAACTTTATCTTTAATACCAGCTTGAACAAGTTGTCTTTCAAGAGTCTCAATAGTTCCATCTCTATCTTTAATTTGTTCTTCAAGTCCATCTAATTGCCCTTGTAGCTGTTTTACTCTGTTTAATCTTTCAGCTACTTTTTCTTTATTTCTAACATCAGTCTCTGCAAGAACTGCCATTGGATCTATAACTCCAGCATTAAGTAACTCTTTAAGCTCTGATAGATATGCCCATCTATTTACAGGCATTGTAGAACCACCAATAATTCTTATATCAAACTTAGCAGTAGCATAATCATTCCACTTACCAATAGCTTTACCTAAATCATTATATAGAGTTTTATTAATTTCAACTGTTTTTTCTTCTTGTATAGCAGAAGGTTGTACTATTCTAAATACTTTATGTGCTTTATATGTAGCTTGAGAAAATTGTTTTATTATTTCACCAAGATGTGCTAATGCAGGTTCAATAGAATGCTTTAACCAATACTTAACTCTTCTTGTTCCATATTCATCCATAGCTAACATACCACGATAAGGCATATCTTGAGTAGCTTGTGTATCTCCTTGCATAGCAGAATATATACCTGCAAGATACTCCATATCACCTTTACCTTCATTTACTATACCAAAGAAAGCATTTGAGAGTTGAGCAGGTTGAACAGCTTGAGGATGATCATATCCATGATTTACAGGAAGTAATGCACCTGGGCTGGAGGAGTATTTTTCCCAAGTCTCTGCATCTATACTTCCCTCAAAATATGTCCATCTTAAAGAAGAACCCAATGAAGCATTATGTATCATGAGTTGATGAGCCTTATTCAACTCTCTTTGCTTACCTACCAAAGGAGAAACAGCAGATATAGGGTAGGGTGTTCCTATCCATTTATAGTGAAATGGAACTATAGGATAGTTTTTAATTTCTTCAGGAAGGATTTTTTCATATAATAATTGATCACCAGCTACACATGTAACTCTCATTCTATCATCATGAAATCTAATTACATCTACAACAAGTGAAGCAAATTCTTCATTTGAAGTTAATATTTTATATTCTTTTTCTGATACAATCTTATTATCTACTCTTGTATATAAAGCTTGTATTTCTTTTTGAAATCCTATAGCAGCTGTTTTGATTTGATTTTCCATCATTTCAACTGCTTTTTTCATTTCTAATTCAAATCTTTCTGGAAGCATCTTGCCTGCTTGAACAGCTTGTTCCATTGCTACTTGCTGTTCTTTTAATTTAACTTCCATTTCAGCTCTAAGTCTTTGAACTTTTTCTTGAGTCTGTTGCTCTATTTGTTTTAATTGTTCAGGATTAGGTAAAACTTTATAGAATACATTATTAAATGGAACTTTAATTTTTTCATATAATTCAAAATGTTCTACTAATGGTTCATCTTTACCTTCTTCATCATATGCATAAGTAATATCAGATTGAACTATATCCTTTTGTTCTGAATCTAAAGCTCTTTGAGATAAACTATATTCACTATCATTAGCAGAAGCTTTATTTATTTTTCTTATTTGGTCTGGATATAATTTTCTAAGATGAGATTTAGGTAGCATCTTTTTAATCATTATATATGCTGCATCTCTAAATAACATATCTCTTGACTTAGGATCTACAAGAACATCGAATGGATCAGGTTGGTGCAATACTACTTCACCCATTCCATTGTCTTGATCTTGATCTACATTTACATGAAGATAACCTAAAGATTTAGTAACAGAGTCATTTATTGCATTAGATAATAAAGACTGTCCATTACTATTAGCCCATATATAGTCAGCCATATCACTAAATACAGCTGCTACATCTGAATCACTACCATCAACACCTATTGCCTGCCATCTTGGATTAGATGCAGTAGCGTAATAATTAAGCATTTCTACAACAGGAGTAATTCTATTTATAGTAAATGTAGGCATTCCTTGCTCTTCAAGAGATTTTTTCTCATTATCAGAAAGTTGATTATCATTAGCAAAGTCATGTCCTTGCTGATTAATAAATTGCCATTGATCTCTATGGTTTGTTCTTAATCTGTTAAATAGATTTTTTACTCTTTCTGCTTTCTTGTTAGCCATTATTCTCCAGCCTTATATCCTGAATGTGTATGAGTAGTATGTATATCTCCTGTAGGTGCAGAATCGTTTGAAACAGAAACTTCTCCTCCATGCTCCATAATTCTTATATCTTTTGGAAATCTTTTCATTGGAGGAACTTGACCACCCATTTTCATCTTACCTTGATTTATAGCATCAAAAGTTTCTACCCCAAGATCATCTACTACTTCTTTTCTTATAATATATTCACCACCTTCTAGTTCTACAGGTTCTTTTCCAGCAATTACAGCTGGGATTCCACCTTTTTTATGAGATGGACCAGAGAGGATACCTCCTTTTTGTTTTTTCTTTTTAGCCATTATAACTCCTTTAAGCTACAACCCAAGACTTAGCTTTAGGTTTTCTTTTTGAATATTTACCTTTTTCTTCATTTATCCCCTTTATAGGATAACTATATTTAGCTGCATAAGCTAATGCATCTATACAGTCATCATGTGCCATACGAGGTCCAAATGTAAGTATTTCTTGTCTTAAGTCATAATCATCTTTTTTAATATGTATTTGACCTGTTGAAAATCTTGCAGATAGTACTTCTTGTATCCTAT